TCTTCCCCTCTGGCCCCCGCCCGGGGCCGCGCGCGCCCCCCCCCCCCCCCGCGTCAGTCCACCGATCTCGACCTCTACACCGAACGCGCCCGCCTCGCCAAGGAACAAGCCGACCGCGCTGCCATCGAAAACGCCCGGCTCCGTCAGGAGCTGCTTGAGACCGAAGCCGTGCTCGCCGCCTGGTCCATCATCACCAGCAGCATCCGCCAGAAAGCCCTGAGCCTGCCCCCCAAGATCGAGAGCCAATGCAACCTCCCGCCCGAAGCCCGCGCCCGCCTGCGCAAAATCCTCGACCGTGAAATCGACGACCTCCTCACCGAACTCGCCACGCCGCCCAACTACCAAATCATCGAAGACGCCGGCGACGCCGTCGCCACCGAAAGCGCCGACTGACCGTGGTGGGGCGAATGTCCCCGCGAGCCTCCCCTGCCATTTCAACCCCACCGGCCTGGCCCAGACCATCGCGCGCCTCTGCGCCACGATGGCCCCGCCCCCGCGCCTGAAAATCTCCGAGTGGGCCGACCGCTACGCCTACCTCCCGCCCGGTACCGCCGAAAGCGGCAAATTCCACCTCGACCGCCTGCCCTACCAGGCCGCGATGCTCGACGACGCCATCGACCCGACCCTCACCGAATTCTGTTGGATGTTCGCCCGCCAGATTTGCAAGACCACATCCTTCACCCTCCAGAACGGTTACTTCATCGACCAATCCCCGAGCACCATCCTGATCGTCTACCCCACGCTGGAGGATGCCAAGACCTACATGAAGGACAAGCTGGTCCCCTTCATCGAGGCCACGCCACGCCTGCGCGCGAAGGTCAGCCGTCACAAATCCCGCGCTGGCGGCAACACGATCCTGCACAAGCAATTCCCCGGCGGGAACATCTCCGCCTGCGGCGCCAACTCCCCCAGCTCCCTGCGCCAGCGCAGCAAGCGCGTGGTCCAGTGCGACGAAATCGACTCCATGCGCGCCAACGCCGAAGGCGACCCCATCGCCCAGGCCGACGGCCGCGCCGAGACATTTCACAACGCCGTGAAGGGCAAGAGCAGCACGCCGACCATCAAAGGCCTTTCCCGCATCGAGCAGAAATTCGATTTCTCCGACAAGCAATACTGGTTCGTCCCCTGCCCCCACTGCGGCACCTTCCAAACCCTCAAGTGGGGCCAGATGAAATTCACGTTCGAGACCGGCTGCGGCCCGCGGGATGGCTACTGGAAAAAACGCGGTGAGCCCGCGCCGCCCGAGGCGACCACGAAATACCGCGACACCGCCAACGCCGTCTACGTCTGCGAAAACAAGGACTGCGCCGCATGGTGGTCCGACGCCGATCGCATCGAGGCCATCCTCAAAGGCGAATGGCGCGCCACCGCTCCGTTCAAAGGCGTCCGCGGCCGCCACTTGAATGGCCTCTACCGGTTGCTCGGCAAAAAGACCGCCTACGAAACCTATCTGCACGAATTCGCCGATCAATTCCTGGAAGCGCATCGCGGCGGCCGCTGGACCCTCATCGTCTGGACCAACACCTTCCTGGCCGAGACGTTCGAGGAAGTCGTCGAGCGCCTCGATGCCAGCGCTTTCGAGCAACGCCGCGAGCAATACACCCCGGACGCCCTCCCCGCCGGCGTGCTGGTCCTAACCGCCGGCATCGACTTCCAACAAGACCGCGCCGAAGTGCAGGTCACCGGTTGGGGGGAAGGTTTTGAGGCCTGGGGCGTCGAGTATCGTATCATACCCGGAAATCCCCTGGGGCCGCAGCTCTATAAGGACCTCGACGTCTTCCTGAACAATTTCACGGCGACCACCGCCGACGGCCGTCGCCTGCGCATCGCCGCCGCCGGCCTCGACACCGGTTACGCGACCGACCACGTGTACGCCTACTGCCGTCCCCGCTACGCCCGTCGCATCTTCGCGCTCAAGGGCAGCAACCAACCCGGCTCGCCCCTCATCGGCTCGCTCTCGCGCGCCAACCGGCGCCGCTGTCCCGTCTACCGTATTGGTACGGACACGGCCAAAAGCGAAATCTACGGCAACCTCCGCCTGGCCGAGCCGGGCGCCGGCTACTGGCATTGGCCCGTCCGCGCCGACCTGGGATTCGACGCCCGCTACTTCGCCGGCCTCACCGCCGAGGAGATGACCGTGCAGTATGTCAAAGGATTCCCCCGCCGCGCCTGGGTCCTGCGCGAAGGCCGCTGGAATGAGCAACTCGACACCGCCGTCTACGCCCGCGCGGCCGTCGCCATCCTGCAACCCGCCTGGCAACTCCTGAAAACCGCTGTAGCGGCGCCTCGTGAGAGCGCCGCCGCACTTGCATCTTCTCGCCATTCAGCGCACACTGCCGGCAGTCAATCGGAATCCGCTGCGCCCTCACCCGTGGCCACCGCCCCGCCACCGCCCGCGGTCGAGTCCAAAACTCGGCCTGGATTCCTGTTTCGCCCACGTCGCCCCGGCGGTGGTTGGATCAAAGGATGGAAATAGCCTATGCCCTTGCCGTCCACCTTTCTCCTCGACCGCGAACCCGAAACACTCTGGGCCAACGTCTCCGCCGCCTGGACCAAGTCCCTCGCCGATTTCCCCGCCAGCGCCGGCTGGCAGCTCTCCTATACATTGACCCCGCCGAGCGGCGCCGCCATCGAGGCGCTCTGGTCCACGCACGTCACCGCCAGCGGCGATAATTTCGCCATCGCCATTCCCGCAGCATTGACCTCAGCGGTCGCCGCCGGCGGCGCTGGTCGCTTGACCGGCAAAATCACCAAGGCCACCGACAGCGCGATTGTCTACGATGCCGCGCTGGCCTGGCTGGTCCTCGGCGAAAAGAGCCTCGCCCAGCGCATGCTCGCCGCCATTGACGCGATGCTCCTCAGCAACGCCAGCCGCGAGGAGCGCCAGCTCAGCGTCACCACGCCGACCGGCGTCAGCAAAGCCCTCGAGCTCTGCTCGAAGCAGGAGCTGCTGGCGATGCGCAACTATTGGCAGGAACTCGTCAACCAGGAGAGGGCCGCCGAGCAAGCCGCCCTCGGCCGCGGCACCCGCCGCCGGATCCTGAATCGCTATACGGCGCCATGACCCCGGTCCCCTTTCCAGCCGCCAACAAAGTCTTCGCCGCCGGCGATTCCCAGCGCCTTCCCGCCCACGTCGCCGTTGGCGGACTGATTACGACCTGTTGGCACCTGAGTTTGCGCCAGCGCCTCCGGCTGCTGTGGAGTGGTCGCCTCTGGGCCCAGACGACCAGCCCGACCCTCGGCCTTGATCTCGACCCGCCCGAACTGCCTCGCTCTTCTCCCCGCCCATGAAACTCTTCGGCCTCACCGGACATGCTCACCGTCGCAACTTCATCAAGGGCCAGCGCAATGGCATGTCCGGCTTCGCCATGTCGAGCAACAGCCGTTTGTTCGCGGACTGGACCGCCACGAACATCACCAACGATTCCCTACTCGCCAGCCAGCTCCTGCCCATGCGCTCGCGCGCGCGCCAGCTCGCGCGCGATGAGGACTACATGAAGGCGTTCCTGGGCGCCTGCCGCCAGAACGTCATCGGCCCGAACGGTGTCTCCCTCCAAATGGACGTGCGCAATCCCGCCCGGCCCCAGACCGGCAACGGCGGCGGCGCCGAGTGGATCGCCGAGCCCGATGATCTCGCCAACGACGCCATCGAAGGTGCCTGGGACGAATTCTCCAAGCCCTGGAGCTACTCGCCCGAGGGCCGCATGGTCCCGCACTTCACGACGGGCGGCCGCATGTCGCGCGTCCAGTTCGGCCACCTCGGCATCACCACGGCCGCGCGCGACGGGGAGTTCCTTTATCGCCTGGTCCGCGGCTTCGACAATCCCTTCGGCTTCGCCGTGCAGCCCATCAACCCGGACTACCTCGACGAGTGCAAAAACGAGGTCCTGCCCAACGGCGACCAGATCCGTATGGGCGTTCAGAAAAACAAGTGGGGCGCGGTCACCGGCTACTGGCTCCGCACTTGGAATCCGGGCGACCTGTTCTGGACCGGCCGAGCGACCAGCGGCTACAAGTCCGAGTTCGTCTCCGCTGAGGAAGTGCGCCATTTCTACGTGCCCGATGATTTCGAACTCTCCCGCGGGTATCCCTGGATCCATGCCGGCGCGACTCGCCTGAAGATGCTCGCCGGCTACGAGGAAGCCGCCATCGAGGCCGCCCGCGCCGCCGCCTGCAAACATGAATACCTCGAACAGGTCCTCGACCCGAACGCCCCGGCCCCGGACTACCAGGGCGACGCCGTCGACGCGATGGGCAACCCGCTCTCCGACCTGGAACCCGGCACCCGCGAACTGCTGCCCCGCGGCATCAAGGTCAATGCCATCGATCCGAAATATCCGCACACCGAACACCGCCCCTTCATCGTGGCCACGCTGACCGGCATCGCCGCCGGCCTTCAGGTCTCTTACTCGACGCTTACGGGCGATCTCTCCCAGGTCAATTACTCCAGCCTGCGCGCAGGTTTGTTGCCCGAGCGCGACAACTGGACGTTGCTCCAATCCCTCTGGGTGCTCCAGGTCGAGCTCCCCATTTTCCTCGACTGGCTGCGCATGGCGCTGCTGAAGGGCGCCATCAAGTTGCCCAACGGTTCGGCGCTGCCGGCGGCGCGCTTCGAGAAATTCGCGCGGCCCATGTTCCAGGGACGTCGCTGGCCCTGGGTCGATCCGCAGAAAGACCAGGAGGCGAACGCCATCGCCCTCACCCAGCGCGTCACCAGCCGCAGTGCCATCGTCGCCCAGCAAGGCGGCGACTTCGAGGACACGCTGCGCGCCATCGCCCGCGACGAAAAGCTCGCCAAAAAACACGGCGTTACCTTGCCCGAAGACCAGCCTGCCAAGACCAAGGAGGAAGTGCAAAAGGAGGAAGCCCAAGCCGAAGAGAAACGACGTCGTGAAATGTATGAGTTTAAGAAATGGGTCAAGGAATCCCTGGAGCAGGCCGAGGCCAGATGGTCTTATGAACAATCCGAACTCAAGGAATATGTAGAAAGCCGATTAGAGCAAGCCAAAGCCCTTTCGGCTTTGGAAATTGCCAGGATCAAGGAGGTCGAGAAACGGATTGAGGCGGCAGAGACCAAACGGGATCGCGAAACAGCCGAGTTGAGAGAGAAAACAGAGAAATGGATCAAAGAGGCGCACACGCAGCATGGCCGCGAAATTGCAGAGTTCAAGCAAGCCTTGGATGGCCATCTCAAAGACCTCGATGAGAGACACAGTCGCCAGATTTCCCAGCTCAAAGATGAAATGAAGGAGATCCTTGCAGCGAAGAGCTTGACAAGAACCGTCAACTAGACGATTCGTCCCTCCGATGAACGGCGCCACCGTTCATCACCGGCTCCCCCGAGCGCCGCGCGCCGTAAGCCCGCCAAGTTCGCAGCCGGTCCCGCCCGCAACGCGGCCGTAAGCCGCCCCGGGCCTGCGCCGCGAGCGTCCGCTCGCCTTCCAGAGCGCGCGCGTTCCCGAATCGGGAACGAACTTCGCCGCTACCCGCCACCGCAGGCCCGCAATTCGCCGCCAGTGAAAGTTCCTTCGTCCGCCCGACGCGATGAAATCGCCGCCGGCACCAAGTCCCAACGCGCCTTCGTCCTCGACCGCGCCAAGATGCAGCTCGACGAAACGAAGCGCACCATCGAGGTTTCCTTCTCCAGCGAGGAACCCGTCGAGCGTTATTGGGGCACCGAAATCCTCGATCATTCGAGCGCCGCCTCCTGCGACCTCTCCCGCCTCAAGGCCGCGGGCCCGCTCCTGATGGACCACAACACGCGCGACCAGATTGGCGTCGTGGAAAAGTGCTGGATCGATACCGAAGGTCGCCAGGGCCGGGCCATTCTCCGCTTCAGTAAAAATGCCCGGGCCCAGGAGATCTGGACCGACGTCCTCGATGGCATCCGTCGCAACGTCTCCGTCGACTACACCCTGAACAAAATTTTCCTGGAGTCCGAAGCCGACGGCAAGCGCGTCTACCGCATCAAGAAATGGACCCCCGATGAAATTTCCATCGTAAGCGTCCCCGCCGACACCTCCGTCGGCGTCGGCCGCGCCGATGATCCCACCTCCCAAACTCAACCAACCAATCCCCCCATCCTCGCCATGAATCGCGCCCGCATCATCGCCGCGCTCAACCGCGCCGGCATCCCCTTCGACCCCACCGCCACCGACGAGCAGCTCGCCGCGCTCCTCGAAGCCAATCTCGCCGCCGCCGGCGCCCAGCGTGCCGGCGCCCAAGGCGCAGCCAGCACCCCGGCGGCGATCCCCACGTCCGGCCAGCGCGGCCTCGAAATCACCAACGAGGAACGCAGCCGCATCACCGGCTCGGCCGCTAAAGCCGAGCGCGATCGCATCAACCAGATCCAATCCCTGTACCACCAGCATCGCTGCGGCGAGGTGGATAAGGACGGCAAGGTCCTGGAAGGCTTCCTCACCGATGGTGAAAAATCCGTCGCCGACCTCCAGAATTGGATCCTCCAAAACCGCTACAAGGCAAAGCCCATCGAGCTCGACCCCAACATCGGCATGTCCAACGGCGAGATCAAACAGTACTCGCTCGTGCGCGTGCTCAATCGCCTGGCCAACAAGATGCCCTTGGATGGGCTCGAGCTGGAAGCCAGCCGAGCGGTCGCTGAGAAAGTGCGCCGCGAACCGCAGGGCTTCTTCATCCCGCACGACGTCGCCAGCCGCGGCTTCGCCGAGTCCAAAGGCCTCGACCGCGCCACCGCCATGCGCCTCGCGCTCTCCATTGCCGCCCTGGGCGAATCCCGCGCCCTCACCGCCGGCGTCGCCACTGCGGGCGGTTACACCGTCGGCACCGAAGTCCTGACGGGCAGCCTCATCGAGTTGCTCCGCAACAAGGCCCTCGTCACCCAGCTCGGCGCCCAGAACCTCAGCGGTCTGATTGGCGACATCTCGATCCCCCGCCATACCGGCGGCGCGACGACCTACTGGCTTGATGAAACGTCGACCGTCACCCTGAGCCAGCAGAGCTTCGGTCAGCTCGCCCTGACGCCGCACCGCCTCGCCGCGGCCACCGCCTACAGCAAGCAACTGCTGCAACAGGCCTCCATCGACATCGAAGGCTTCGTCCGCGCCGACCTGATGAAGGTCCTCGGAATCGAGAAAGACCGCGCGGCCATCAACGGTTTGAACGCCGCCGGCGAACCGCTCGGCATCCTGAACACCACGGGCGTCGGTTCCGTCACCTTCGGCGCCGCCGCCACCTGGGCCAAGATTCTCGACTTCGAGACCCAGGTCGCCAATGCAAACGCCGACATGGGTGTCCTCGCCTACCTCACCACGCCCGCATCGCGCGCCAAGTGGAAGGCCGCCACAAAGATTGCTGCGTCGCAATACTCCGACTTCCTCTGGGAGAAGGGCAACGCGCCCGGGTCCGGCATCGTGAACTCCTACCGGGCCGAAGCGACGCTCCAGGTCCCGACCAACCGCGTGATCTTCGGCAACTGGAATGACTTCATTATCGCCGACTGGGATGGCATTGACGTCGTGGTCGATCCCTACAGTCTCGCCACCGCCGGCCAGATCCAGATCGTGGTAATGATTCTCACCGACAATGGCATGCGCCACGTCGGTTCCTTCTGCGTCAGCTCGGACTCCGGGGCGCAGTAACCGTGACCTTTCATTGGCCGGGCGCTCGCGTGAGCGTCCGGCCACTTCCCAAACCACGAACCCAATCGAGCCTGCCTATGTCCCAAAAACCGAATCCGGTCATCAAGCCCCAAGCCGGCACCGTCCTGATCGTCAGCGATACCTTCATCGACGGCGAGCACGTCCGCGCCGGCACCGTCCGAACCGTCAGCGGCACCAACCTGAGCCTCCTGCGCGAAGCCAATCGCTGCGTCGACTTCGACCCCGAAAACGCCCAGCACCGCGCCGCCCTGGAAGCCACGAAGAAAGCCGACAAGGACGCCGTCGCCGCGGCCGAGAAAGCCGCCGACGCCGCCGCCGAGAAAGCCGCCACCGAAGCCAAAGCCGTGAAGGCCAAATAGGTTCTCCACACTCCACGACCCCAATCCCCAAATCCCCCGCCTATGTTCAGCAAAGACCTCAAATCTCAGCTCACCGCCGCCCAGCTCAACGCCACGAGCCCCCGCACGTCCACGTTCAACAGCAGTTCCGTCGACACCCAGCAATACGAAGGCGACCTGTTGATGGTCGAGGACGTGCAAACCGTCAGCGGCACCACGCCCACGCTCGATGGCAAGGTCCAGGACAGCGCCGACAATTCGGCCTTCGCGGACGTCGCCGGCTACACATTCGCCCAGCGCACCGCCAACGGCGCCCCGGCGACCCTGCGCGTCGACAAACGCAAAGTCCGCCGCTACGTCCGCTACGTCGGGACCATCGCCGGCACCACGCCGAGCTTCGGCCTGAGCGTCGTCACGCTCGGCCAGTTGAAGACGCAGTAACCTTCCCCCTCCCTCTCCCCTATCAGGGGAGAGGGCCGGGGTGAGGGGTCGCCTGCCATGCCCAGCGCCTTCGACCGCTTTGCCCTCGATGCCGCCAAATTCGTCGATCCGACCTTGTTTGGCGTCCCCGCCACCTACACCCGCGACGGCGCCGCATCGTCCACGACCATCAACGTCTCGTTCGCCGAGCCCATCGAGGCCTTCGGCATCGGGGAGGTCAATGCCATCGACAGCCAGCCCGGCGCGCTGGCCCGCGCGAGCGACGTGCCCAATGCCGGCCGGGGCGACCGCCTCGACGTCGCCGGCGGCACCTACGCCGTCATCGAGGCCCTGCCCGATGGCTTCGGCCACGTCTGGCTGCGCCTGACCGTCGTCGCCAATACCCTCATCACCGGCAACAACCAGACCCTCCTGACGGGCGGGGGACTGAAAATCAAAATCGGGAAACCGACGGAATGAAAGCCTGCCTCACCATCCTCCTGCTCGCCCTCACCTCGCAACTGCGCGCCGCGCCGGCAAACGAAGGTGTCTACACCGTCCAACTGCCCATCACGAACTCTGTCGGTCAGAGCAACCGCGTGATCCTGGTCATCCCTGGCCTCGGCACAAACGATACCTGGACGATTCCCACTGAGGATCTGCTCGGCTCGATGCGCTACGGCCGCTCCGTCTGGGTGGCGACGAACGGCAACAACACGCTCGCCCGGCGCGAATACATTCGACCGTTTGCCGACCCCTACGCCGGCGGCCAGGCCGCGTTGCCCGGCGACACCGTCTTCGTCCTGCCCGGCGACTACAACACCAACAACATCGCCAAGAACGGAATCAACTGGCACTTCTTTCCCGGAGCTCGGGTCTCCTGGACCGACACCAATGGCGCGATCGCGCCCGGCATCATCGACGACCGATATGTCGGGGCCGTCACGTCGACCATCACCGGGAGCGGCGAATTCTACGTGCGCGCCATGAGCAACGAGGTGGAGAACCTCAACCTGCACGGAACCATCGTCCTCACCAATCCGCTGTCGCGCCTCCATCTGAAATGCAAGCGGCTCGACGGCACTTTCCTCAACCAAAACAACGCCGCCATCCTATATGCCAAGAATGGCAATACCTTCGTCGAGGCGGACGTGTTGGAAGACCCCTTCTCCCGGACCAATTACTACTACGACGATGGAATGTTCGTCGCCATTCCCGCCTTCACGTCCGGGATTTACTGGGTCCACGGGGATCTGCACACCAGGATCCAATTAGTGCGCACCACGGCGTATGGGTTCTATGGGCTGGAAGAAGCCCCGTTCGCGACCAATTCGGAGAGCTGGTATCACGAGGGCGATTTGATCGACAACGAGCCGGTGCCCGGCCAATTGAACGGCGGCGGCAACGCCGTGTTCTACACCGTGGCCACCACTCCGTTTTGGAAGTGCTGGTGGACCGCCCGTGAAATCCGCGCCGCCGGGGGCTGGAACATCTTCGGAGGCGGCCGGCTGTATCTAACCGCCCAAAAATTCGGCAAATCCGTGAATGACGGCGGCGCCGCGTTTGCCATCACGCAAACCGGCACCAACGAGACCTGGATCACGCTTCAGAAGCTCAGCGCGCCTGGCAAGTTCATCAGTGTAGCGTCGCCCAATGTCGCGACGGTCCATGCGAACATCCTCCAATACGAGCCCCTGGCGGGCCTGACGGTCCCAGCCTTCGACATCCAAACCGGCACGCTGGATCTGAATGACGACGGTCTCCGGGCGACCAATGTCGTGTCGCTCGTCAACGGCTCGCATACCAAAGACACGGGCTTTGCCGAGGGCATCGTCGGCATTCCCAACGCCAGCACGCGCACCAATCGCCTTCCAGCCGCCTCCGCCTTCCCAGGGCGGACCTTCACGATTTACGACGCCGGCGGAACGGCTGGCGGGGCAGGCGGATCAACCAACATCTGGATCACGACCGCCTCGGGCACCTTCACCGGCGGCGCGAGCCAAACGAACATCACCGCCAATCATGGCTCGATCACTGTCCAGAGCGACGGCGCCAACTGGCGCATCCTCTCCAAATTCCCATGAACATTCCCTGTAGCGGCGCCTCGTCAGAGCGCCGCCAACGAAACGCCCTGCTCGCCATCGCCGCCTTCGCCTTGCTCTGCGGCGCGGCCTACGCCGTCACGAATATCACCGTCACCGTCAGCCTGCCGGAGACCAAGCACACCAACCTGGTCCAAATCGCCAGCAAGCAAAACCTGACCATCGAGCAGTTTCTGAGCGAATCCATGCTGCGCGAAATCGAAGGCCAGCGCCTCTCCATGCTGATTGAACTCTGGCAAGCCGCCACCCCAGCCCAACAAGAAAATGCGCTGAACGCCTTGCGGCCGCCGCCGCCACCGCCACCGCAGCCATGACCTGAGCTGAGACCATGCCCGACTCCCGCCGCCAAACCCTCGTCAACGCCGTCCGCGATCGCTTCACGACCATCCGCGTCGCCGCCGGCTACGAGACCGACCTGGGCGCATCCGTGCACGTCTGGCGCGACACCAATACCAATCCCTTCACCCCCCAGGAGCTCGCCACCGGCGGCCTCAACCTGCGCGATCCGAAACGAGAGACCAATCAGGAGCTCGTCAACAAGCACCAGCACACGCTCAGCATCAACTGCGAAATCGCCGTCGCCGCCGGCGCCGCGGCCGACACCGTCCGCAAAATGCTCGCCGACCTCGACAAAGCCATCGGCGTCGACCGCAAGTGGGGCGGTGTCGCCTTCGATACGGACCCCGGGGACGACAGCATCCTGGTGGCGCAGAACGGCACGCTGATCACCGGCGCCAGCTACAACTTCACCATCCTCTACCGCACCGGCAGCTTCGACCCCTACAACGCATGAAGACCATCGAATTGATCTACCAGGGTCCGTTTCCCGAATTGGAAATCCCCATCGGCCAGGACCGAACCGTCCTGGCCCCGCGCGGCAAGCCCGTCGCCCTGCCCGAGCACATGGCCAAGGAATTCCTCGCCCGCGGCGACTTCATCGAAGCCCGCCAGCAACGCAACGGCGCCGCCACCGATTCACCGATTTAACGATTCACCCTTTTAACGCTTCACGCTTATGGCTCAAGTTCACGGTTACAACACCTTCCT